GGTTACCAGAAATGATGTTTGAACGTCGCGATATAGAGATGTCTACTAAGCAAAAGAAAGCTTATGACCAGATGCGCGACACGATGATTGCAGAGTTAGAATCGGGAGAGGCGATTACCGCACCTTCAGCGCTTACGCAGACTATTCGTTTACTTCAGTTTGCAAGTTCATATGCAACAATGGACGTAAACGAAGACACCGGTGAGATGCGCGCAATACTTGCTGAGCCTTCTTGCAAGGTAGACTCTTTAATGAGCGACATAAACAGCGGAGACTTTGGCGATGATTCTGTTGCAGTCTGCGCGGTATCGCGTCAGTTAATTGAGCTATTAAGTGCGGAAATGACAAAGGCTAAGATTCCGCATGGTTTAATCACTGGAGCACAGAACGAGGATGAACGCCAGCAAGCTGTTGATGATTTTCAGTCTGGCAAGTTAAAGTGGATTCTGTTTACTGCGCAGGCGGGCGGAGTTGGAATTACCTTGACTGCAGCTCGTCGTCTTGTAATGCTACAACGTCCATGGTCACTTGTTGACCACAAGCAAGCACTTGACCGCGTGCACCGTATCGGATCTGAAATTCATGACTCGATTATCGTTACAGATTACGTTACAGACGGCTCTATTGAGGAACGTGTTATCCAGGTTCTATCAACTAAGGCTGATAACTTTGAACAAATCGTAAAAGATAAAGACAAGCTTCTCTCACTACTCAAAGACGATAAGGCAGGAAAGCTATGACACAACCTATAAGAATCTCTAACTCCGAGATTCAAACTTACAAAGATTGTAAGAGACGCTGGTGGTTAAGTTACTATCGTCGCCTACAGCCAAAACAAAAGTCATTCACAGGCGCACTTGCCTTAGGTTCACGCGTCCATGAAGCGCTGGACATGTACTACTCTAAGCAGATACCTCTACAAGAAGCTCATGCGCAACTAGTCGAACAGGACAAAATTCTACTAGAGAACGAAGGCCGAGATACTTTCGATTTAGATTCAGAAGCCGAGCTAGGGCGCATAATGCTTGAAGGATACCTACAGTGGGTTGAGGAAAACGGTATTGATGCCGAGCTTGAGATGATCTCTACAGAAGAGATTATTGAAATGCCACTCTTTGACGGCAAGGTTATCCTGCAAGGTAAGATTGATATGCGTGTTCGTCGTAAGGCTGACGGTGTGCGTATGTTCCGTGACTTTAAGACAGTAGGTGGGTCATTTACCGACTTTACAGCAATGGCGCACATGAACGAACAGATTCTTACCTATATGCTTCTTGAGACAGCGCAGAACAAAGAAGGTGAACGCTCTGAAGGCGGACTGTTTACTATGCTTAAGAAAGTTAAGCGTTCTGCTAATGCGCGTCCTCCGTTCTATGAGCAGATGGAAGTCCGACATAACGTCTTTGCTTTAAGATCATTCTGGCAACGTATCCATGGAACACTTACCGATATGCTTGCAACACGTAAGGCGCTAGACGAAGGTACAGATCATCGCTTTGCGGCGTACCCAAGTCCTTCACGCGATTGCAAATGGAAATGCTCATTCTTCTCTATATGTCCTATGTTTGACGATGGAAGTGCTGCTGAGGCTGCGTTAGAAGACGCATTTGAAGTTTCTAATCCGTACGCTTACTATGGCGTAGAAGAAAAGAGAACAGACTAATGTTACACAAACAAGAGATGAAAGGAAACAATGATGTCTGACGTACAACGTTCGCTGACTATCATGGTTTACGGAGAATCAAAGGTTGGTAAATCAACCTTCGCCGTAACCGCGCCGTATCCACGTCTCATGCTTGACGTTGAAGGTGGGCATCGATTCCTACCTATCACCGTTAAGTATTGGGACCCTATCCGAGAAGAACCACCAGTTGCCGATGGCACCTGGGATACTGTAGTCGTTAACGTTCGCGACTACGATGTTGTTCTCAAAACATTCCAGTGGTTACAAACTGGAAAGCATCAGTTCAAGTCACTTATCATTGACTCCATCTCTGAACTTCAAGTGAAGTGCATGGATTCAATTGCGGGTACTGAACAGATGAAAATGCAACAATGGGGCGAGTTGCTTCGTCATATGGGTGCGCTACTGCGTGACCTGCGTGACTTAACAATGCACCCTACACAGCCCTTAGAAGCTGTTGTATTGACTGCCATGGCGCGTCCTGGAGCAGACGGACGTTCACGTCCGTACCTACAGGGTCAGCTCGCAATTCAAGCACCTTACTTCTATGACATCCTCGGCGCAATTACAGTGGAAACTTTTCCAAATCCAGACCCACTGCAATCACCGTTTAAGGCACGTCGTATGTACGTAGAACGCACAGACGAATATGAAGCAGGCGAGCGAGTACAAGGTCGACTTGGAAAGATCGTTGAACAAGAAAACCTTGGAATCGAGCGCATGCTAGACATGATCTTCGGGCCAACACCACAAGCAACTCCAACAACGAAAGGAAATGACTAAAGATGAGTACTCTTAACTGGGGCGATTTAGTTAAAGATGCCGGCGAAGTTTCAACTGGCTATGATCCACTACCAGATGGCGATTACGACTTACTAGTTGTAGAAGCTACCGCAAAGGTCTCGCAATCAGGCAAGACTATGTTTGCCGTTAAGGCACAGGTACAAAACGGAGCGCATGCTAAGCGTCTTGTTTGGGATAACCTCGTAGTTACTCCAGACAACAATGCTGCACTAGGCATGTTCTTTCGTAAGATGTACGCTCTAGGTCTTGGTCGTGAATTTTTTGCAACCAACCCTTCAAACGCTCAAATCGAGCAAGCAATTCGTGGACGTTCTTTCCGTGCACAGGTAACATCACGTACCTGGCAAGGTCAGAAGAAAAACGAAATTAAGCAGTACTACCCGTCTGCTACAACACCTGGCGCAGCAACCGCTGCGGCACCTGCTCCGGCACCTGCGCCTGCGCCAGCGCCTGCTGCTGCTCCGGCACCTGCACCAGCACCGGCGCCTGCCGCTGCTGCAGTAGCAGAAGCTCCAGTAGTCGCAGCTCCACCGTCAGCTCCATTCTAAAGACTAAGTACGTCTGGTTTATCACCTGTTCCTGGTACAGTGAATAGGTGATACTCCAAATCTACTTAGAAAGGTAGTGGACATGAAGGTTCTAATGAGTGGGTTCACTGCGTTGCAAATCAACACAGAAAAACGCACAATACAGAAGATTGACGTGCCTGCGTCTATTGCTAAAGCGCTACGTGAAGCTGGGCATGATGTTGACTGGCGTAAAGTTACTCCAGGCGAAGATCTTTCTAGCTACGATGTACTGTGGATAAACCTTGCACCACTTAACTCGTTAAACGGCCGCCAAGGGGCAATGGGCGCACTGTACGCTTTGTCATCTGGTATTCCTTGTGTAGGATTCTTTGATGATTGGCAGTTTAACACAGTATTCAACGGCGCACGCGCTTTAATTCGTAAACCTGAGATGCTATATAAGCATCTGCTTGTAGGCACAGAACATCGCGGTGAAGAAGGCGCAACGTACTTTAGTCGTGCAGATATCGAGGCAGCGCTCGAGCGAGTCAAAGAATTAAATCCTGCGGCAGCAAAAAAGTGCTACATCGAGCGCTACTACATGATGGACAACGATGAAAACATTAAGCCGTATGAAAAAAGATTAGTTGAAGCTGCGCGTGACTTACTTGCTGATCGATGGGCTGCTGGTATGGTTCCAGTGTGCCCTATGTACGCTTTTGGAGATAGATCTAGCGTACGTAAGCGTATGCCTGATGAAGTTGGCCCTATTGAAGCTCTAGACCCTACCGCTACGATTATTCCAACACTTCAACCTGTCGTGCCTCTGTCTTCAGCAAGCAAGAAGCGCTCGTGGGTACTTGGCGCTCTTATGCCGCATGATACTTGGTTAGAAAAGAAAGATCCAGACTGGCCAGTTGAAATTGTAGGCAGTCGTAAGCTTATTAAAAAACTTGGTGGACAACGTTTTGACACCGAACAAGACGTCCTCGAGTTTTACAATCATCACTGGGGAATTCTTTCTCCACCGTATCCACACGCGGGGTCCGGCTGGTGGCGTAGTCGCTTCCTATACGCAGCGCATGTGGGTTCTATTCTTGTAACCGACAAAGGCGAAGGCGATTCACTTGGTGATGCGTATAAGCTAAAGATTACCGACGTTGAGAAGATGTCTGATACAGAGCTACACGAAGCAGCCATGGCACAACGCACTGCACTTGCTCCGTATATCCCAGAATACTCTGCGTTTGTAGAGCACTGTAATCGCATCATTGAACGCGCGGTAGCCGAGGATAAAGGTGTTAAGCGTAACGCAGATGGGACTTTGGCATGAGCAAGATTCTTATAACCGGCATGTCTGCTTCTCATGCGTCAGAATCTGCAAATGCTAGATCTGCGTCATTTGCAAGTGTTATACGGACAGTTCTAGTTCTTCAAGGACATGAAGTAGTACAGTTGGATCCTGAAGTCTCATGGAACACTAAAGATTTAGATCAATACGACTCTGTCTTAGTCGGGCTAAGTCCTCTAACAAGCTTAAGCGCTAATAGAGTCTACGGTGCACTTAGCGTAATAGACGTGCTACTTGACACTGATAAACTTGTACTTTTCTTAGATGCACCAGAGCCTAACCGTATTACGTCTAGTCTTCGTGCAATTATTAAGACCCCAGACAACCTAACTAAGCCTTTTTACTCGTATCGCAAAGGCTACGACACGGCTTCGCAGCCAAACATGCTTCAAAACTTATTAGACATAGTAGAGCATCTACTTACTAAAGAGTGGCCAACTACACTGTATCCTTCACTTCCATGGCAGGATAAAGATAGAGTAGCAGCTCAGCTACCGGCAGGCGCTGCGTCTTCTTTGGTTCCTATAAGCTTAGATTCTTATCTTATAAATAATCAAGACGTTATAGAACTAGAGCGCCGTGAAAAGTGGGTAGTAGAAAATTATTCTTCATCATGGGTAAAGTCAACTACCGCAACATTACAAAGGCCGACCGTTCCTATGAAGTGGCACAAGGGCTGGACAGACGCGCAGGTAGAGAGCCAGATTGCCGCAGGTGTAGGCGCGCTATTTAGTCCACACTTAAACGGCACATGGTGGTCGTACAGACTTATACAATGTATCAACACGTTAACTCCCGTAGCAACCGACTGGCGTGAAAGCAGCGCGATAGGCAGCTCATGGGCGCACTTGGCTTCAAGGATAGAAGATATGTCGCAGGAAGAAAGAAATACACTAGCTAAAGATCAACGCAAGGAATACACAGACGCAATACCTACACGCACTGACGCGGCAATAGCGCTATCTAGCGCTCTTAAACTATATTCTAAGAAAGGATAGCATGTCTATTTTATTTGATTCTTGGTTAAAACGTACCCGTGAATTGCAAAAAGACGTATACTTTATTAACTACGAAGAAATGGAAGGCGATAAGCCTCAGAACATTCGCAGGTTTGTAGAGTATCTACGTTGGAATATGCTAGCGGTAGACGATGAACTTGCAGAGATGCGCCAGGCAATCTCGTGGAAGCCTTGGCAGCACGATGCCCCTTACGCGGACCGTGAAGAAGTAATTAAGGAAGCTGTTGATGTTCTACATTTTGTCGCAAATATCATCGTTGCGGCGGGTGGAACAGACGAGATGCTCAATAAGTTTTACGTTGAGAAAATGGAACGCAATAAAGAAAGACAGCTAAAAGGGTACAAAGTTAAAGAAGAAGGCGTAAAATGTTCTCTGTGCACTAGAGCTATCGACGACGTTGGTAGAGGCGCTAGCCCGGACATGTGCTCGAAGTGCTTACCTAAGGAGGTAGACTACAGTGCCTGAAGTTAATGATGAGTGGGTTAGATCTGAGATGCAAGATGCAAAGACTAAAGTAGGCATAGGCAACGCTACACTTAAACTTCTTGCAACTTGGAAAGATCTTACCTTGTCGGTGAACCAGCAGAAAGAAGTTATAGCGCTATTTAGCCGTCTTTCTCTCGGACATGCTGCAGTAAAAAATAATCCTGATGAACTATGGACTGACGCTCAACCGGGCGCAATTACTTTAGGCGACGAAGTGCGTGTTAAAGCTAGCGCTTATGACGGCGCAACTGGCGCTATTCATAACGGGAGACGCGGTAAGGTTGTAGGAATCCGTTATGGCGACATTATATTTAAGTCTACAGATGATAAAGAACCTATCTTAGACGGCGCACATTACTCACCGCACCAACTAGAGAAAAGAGTCCGTTAATGCGATCTACCGTAGAACTTATAGTCCGAGGAAGAAACATCGATGAAATTCTTGCTAACGCAAAGAAAAGCTGGCAAGGCTTTGTAAATAACGATTCTGCGGAGCTACCGCCTGACTCTGAGCTTAAGGCTAGAGACTTTAGTGAAGATCCAAATAACGACGGAGTCTTAATTGCGTATGTAACTATCCGCACAAAGATAGAGGGTAAGAATGGCTGAGTCACCTGGTGATCCTCTGCAATATCGCGTAGAAGCTTTACGCGAGGCTGCAAAAATTATCTCTGGCGATAGAGACGTGCAGTACGGGGGGCCAGAAGAAAACTTTGAACGAATTGCAAAGATCTGGTCCGTCATACTTGGCACTACGATATCAAATGAAGATGTTGGAATGATGATGGTTGGCCTTAAAGTTGCACGTTACGCGTCAAAATCTGGATTCCAAGCAGATACTTGGATTGATATTGCAGGGTATGCCGGATGTGGGTACGAAGTCGGGATGATTGAATTAGAGAAAAAAGCTAATCTTTCTGCGTAAAAGCACGCCAGCTACTTGATGTCGGTATAAGGTCCTACCCTAGGAACTACGAAAGGTAGCTCGATGTCGCAACATACCTTTATTGACTGTAACGGCCTTGCAGCGTTTATGAGTCTTGGCTTTGTGCAGAACGATATGAAGATGATTCAACGCACTGGTACATTAAACTTTGGAAATGTTGTAGCTGAAAACAACCGTCATCTTCTTGGGAACGACTGGACTGCAGAATTTTCCGACGACCCTAGCGAATGGCGCGTACAAAAAGCTGATGTAGTTATGGGTTGTCCTCCTTGCTCAGGCTGGTCAGTATGGTCTGGTCCTGCGAATCGTGGACCTGACTCTAAGGCGCACGAGCATACCGTAGCCTTTATGAAATATGCTGGACGGGTAAAACCACGCGCTATTGTTTTCGAGTGCGTTCAGCAGGCATACACCCAGGGGCGCGACGTAATGGTTAAGTATCGCGACATGGTCGAGCAGGTCTCCGGTAAAAAATACGATCTATACCACGTTAAGGAAAACAACCTGCAGGTTGGTGGATTTTCGTATCGCCCACGTTACTTCTGGGTTGCTATTGAGTCTGGCCTTAAGTTTTCAACTCCAATCACCGAGCCTAAAGAACTTCCACGTATAATGGACATCATAGGTGATCTTGCAGAGATGCCTCAGACTTGGAATAAGCAAAAGTACACCACGCCGTCTCCATCAAAGTACGTTACGCATCTACGTACAAAAAATGGATTAGTTGACGGCCACATTGGCAAATCAAACATACATGCTCAGCGTATAGAAGAGATCTTTAGCATCATCGGCAATGATGGCTGGGAAGGCAATGGCGATACTGGTAGTGCGCTAAAGAAAGCCGTAGACTTAAATGATGGTAATTTTCCACAGAAATGGATTGATATTTCTCCTCGTGTTATTCGCAAGGAATTTAAGCTGGGCTTCTCGCAACCGTACCGCTGGAAAGAAGATCATTGGTGCAACGTGCTTACCGGCTCTGCATTAGATCACGTAGTGCACCCAACCCAACCACGACTTATCACGCACCGTGAGTCTGCTCGTATGCAAGGTCTTCCTGATGACTGGAATATTGAAGACTCACGCGACTACTCACACCTTGCGGCTGTATGGGGCAAGGCTGTTCCAGTGCAAGCTGCAAATTGGATTGGAAAGGCGATTAAGGACTCACTTGACGGTAACCCACAAGGCCCGGACGCGGAGTTAATCGGAGATCGTGAATATCTTATTGACGCTGACAAAGGATTCTCCAGACACTACGCTAAGAATAAGTGGTACAGTAGCCCTATGGAGACTACCGCTAAATGAGCATACGCGACTACAACGATGATCTTGTTCCGCTTTGTGAACGGTGCTGGATCGAAGAAAATAGCGTGTGGGAACCCGAAAGTGTAGATATGGAAGGGAACATTCTGACGCGGTTAGTTAGCGTAAA